CGACCTAGACATTGGTGACGGCTACTACACACATTACATTCCAGCGTTCAAGCAACCTGAAGTGCGTATGATGATGAGTGGCTTTGCTGGACGGGAAGCTCTACACGTTGCCGCCTATGCTCACCTAATTGAGACGCTAGGACTGCCTGAGAGCACCTACAACGAGTTCATGCAGTACGGTGAGATGGTAGACAAGCATGAGTACTTTAAGACGTTAGGTGACCTTCCAATGGCAGAGAAGATTGCAACCATTAGCGCCTTTGGTGAGGGTATGCAACTATTCTCTTCATTCGTAATGTTACTGAACTTTGCACGTAACGGTAAGATGAAGGGACTGGGACAGATCATTGCTTGGTCGGTAGTAGATGAGACAATGCATGCTGAGGGGATGATTAAGGTGTACCGTGAGTGGGTTAAAGAGAACCCCGGCGACAGTAGTGCTGCTAACATTAAACAGATAGCCCGTAACATGGTAGAGCTAGAAGACCAGTTTATTGACTTGGCCTTTGGTGTCTGTAACGTTGAGGGGTTAACTAAAGAAGAGGTTAAGGAGTATATTCGTTATATTGCTGACCGCCGCTTAATCAGTATGGGTATGAAAGGAGTGTTTAAGGTTAAGAAGAATCCTCTGCCTTGGGTGGATGGAATGCTAGGTGTTAGTCATACGAACTTCTTTGAGCAACGTGTGACTGATTATTCAAAGGGTGCTACAACAGGCACTTGGGATGACGTATGGGGGAAAGCAGCATAATGGTAACTCGTAAACGACAAACAATGGTAGAGACAGAACCAGTTAAACCGCAACATGGATTAAAGATGCGGCTGGATGATATGTTAACGGTGCAACCTAAGACGGATAAGCAACGTGAGTTCTTTGAGGCGTACCAACAGGGACACTACTTTGGTGCGCTGTCTGGTGTAGCTGGTACAGGTAAGACTTACATTGCGTTCTACAAGGCACTGGAGGAGGTTATGGACAGAAGTAACCCCTATGGTAAGTTAGTGATTATCAGGTCAAGTGTGCAGGGTCGTGAGATGGGTCACTTGCCGGGTGATGCCGCTGAGAAGATGAACATGTTTACTGAGCCATATAAGCAGATAGCGGCGGAGATGTTCAAGCGTAAGGATGCATGGGACAGGTTGGTTGAACAGGGGTTCGTAGAGTTCTTGTCGACATCGTTCATCAGGGGTACTACGTTTAACAATGCTATTGTTATTCTAGATGAGAGCCAGAACTGTACGATGCATGAGCTGGACACCATCATTACCCGTATCGGCCACACCAGCAAGTTCTTCTTGTGCGGTGACTATAGGCAGGTTGACTTGAAGAAGCGTGATGATAAGAGTGGGTTGTTAGACTTTCTATCTATCTTGCGTAACATGGGTGAGTTCACTGAGATAGAGTTTGGTATTGACGATATTGTCCGTAGTAGTCTGGTGAAGAATTACATCATCGCCAAGACGAAGTGGGAAGATGCAAGGGATGGGTATTAACATGCAGTTCTCTATACAGATGAGGTTAGGTATTGGTATTGATATTGAGAATGCTACTGAAACATGTTACATTGTAGATTCAGAGGATGAAGAAGGAACACGTAGAACTATAATGACAGGGTTTGAGGGGTTAGCTATTAGCCTACCATTCTTTAAGATATTGGTTGGTGAGTTCCATGAGATAGATGTGTCCTTGTTAGATAACTAGGCAAAAAAAAGCCCCTATGTAGTAATACATAGGGGCTTTTTAGTTTATTTAAAACTTACTTAGAAAGGCTTGTTGTTCTTTAGGAGTTGATTCTAAATACGCATTGTACATATAATCAATATTCAAGCTAGGGTCACTTTGCTTCATCTTCTGTAGTAATGGTAACACTTTTGTCACAGCGCTATCAATAACAGTAGATTTTACCTGCCCTTGATTTGATTCTGGTAGCTTTTGTATGAACTCCCCTAACGGGTCGCTAGGGCTAACATTCCTTTCCCTATTAGCTTCATCTTGTCCGAACGTACCCATCATTGTGGGCTTAATTGAGATAGCTTGTAACATAGCTCTTTGTGTATTAGGAGATACTTGAGCTAACATCTTCATAACAAGATTAGGCTTAGGTACATTGTTAATAAATGCAGCCATCGCCTTTGGATTTTGGAATAAAGGAGCGGCTATCTTCATTATCTTACCCTCATTACCTGTAGATAATAACCTTAGAAACACGTTAGTAAAAGCTACAGGGCGAGACAATATATCAGGTAGTGAGGGGTCAACAGATAAATCATCTACCCGCATACCTTTAGCTAAATCTTCTGCCTTTGCTTTTCTTGTTAAATCAGCTAATACAGCCTTTACTTGGTTGTTTTCAGAAGGGGTTAATATCTGACTTACATTTGTGTAACGAGGAAGCCCAGTGCTCTTCTTTATCAACCCTGTGGCTTCTTCAACAGCATTGGCAAACGATGTTGCTTTTTCTTTATCCATCGGCGAGTTTAGCTTCCTACTTAATGCCTCTCCTACTGCCATACGATTAAGCTGCTTACTGTAGTCTGTGTACCCTTTTAGGTACCGCCCCCAGCCACCGCCAGTTGTTTTATTTAAAGAAGAGTCAATCATTTTCTTAATAGAAGTAGCAGCATCAGCTTGTTCTTTAGGAAGTCCTCCCTGAAAAGGTGCTTCCCCTTTATTTAAGTACACAGCTACTTTTTGATTTAACACTTTTCTTACGTTAGTATATAAATCTTGACTAGATACAATACCGTCTTTATCTGCACGTGACAGTATATCCAGTTTAGCACCATTAAGAATTGCTCGTGAATCATCTCCAATAGTAGTCATTAACGCTTTGTTAATAGGAGCTACAATATCAGAGGCTAACAAAGGAAAGAACCCGTTTTGCTCTAAGCTGTCTAACTGGAATGCACGCATCTGCTTCTCATAAACAGCCTTAGCTGCTTGGTCTACCTTACCAGCGCTACCACCTGCAAAAGCGCCCCAACCATTAGGCCGCATCTTGTCCATGCCAGCACTCTTAGCTAGGTTTGAAAACTTAGTGTTAACTGTCTCTTGTAACTCGTTTAACACCCGCCTTGCTACGTTGGCATCATCAAGCGCCTTAGCGCCTACATTTTCAAACATACCATTACGAGCGGTTTCGACTGCTAATTTTTCTGCATCTGTTTTCTTAATACCCTCAAGAACAGCTTCACGAGCAAGTCTATTGTTCTCTTGTAAAACTGTAAAAGTACGACCAACAACAGGGTCTGATGCTATCTTCTTTTGAATGGCTGTTAACTGGACAGCAGAAGGAACATTAGACAACGCCTCCGCTACTGTAGGCCTAGAGCCTGTAACAAACTCAGCCGCATCCTGTAGCTCTCTTGTAACAGTTGGTAGGTCATCTCCAGCAGCTTCAATTAAAGCGCCACGTACTGATTCTAGCCTGTTCTTAGGGGTTAGCTTCTTGAGAGCATTAACACCCTTACTTAGACCAGCAACAGCCCCTTGGAAAATAGGCCCAGCAACAGCCCCTATAGCCACCTGTTGCGCTTTGTCTTTTGCAAATGAACCTTCATTGACCACCGGTTGCAAAGAACCCCCATATGCCCCTGTAGCTACACTTTGGGCAACACGACCCCCACGAGCTGTCACAGCGCCGGGGACTACAATAGCAGGGTTAATAATGTTACCAGCTAAACGTGAGAAGTCAAAGCTAGTGTTATCGTCTCGTTGTTGCTGATAGTTAGCCTCATCTGTACGTGCTAGTTTATCTACTCGTTCAGCCTCCGACTTAAAAAAGTTACTAACTGAGTTCGGCAGTTGGTAACCTAAAGAAGTAACAGCTTCTAATCCACGGGGTAATAACTGAGCACCCGCTGTAATAGGGTCTTTCAAGCCCATAAGGTAACCTGATTTAATATCCCCTGTCATAACATCTGTGCCACTAAGCGCTTGTGAAGCCTCCGACTGCATTACCGGAGCCGCTACTGTTTTAGGAGTAGCTGTCGGTGTCTCCTTCTTCATTAAGTGAGTAACTATATCTGCGGAACTAGCACCACTTTCAGTAGCCCCTTGGATGTTAAAGTTATATTTCTTAGATAGGTGGGCTGCAATAGCTTCATCGCTTGCCCCGCTTTCCCTTGCCTTTTGGATATCAAACCCCATAATACTATTCCTTATCAGTTGGGCGTGTCAAATTGAGATAAATCTTGTGGTTTACTAGCCGATTCTCTGTTATCACTACCTGCTTCTTTGTTATTACTACCTGCTTCTTGGTCAATTAACGCTATTGCCCTTTCCCACCTATCACGCAGTGCTAATAAACGTTTGTCGTAATTTGGGTCAGAAGGGTTAAGGTTGGTAATTTGATCTTTAATAATTTGCAGTTCAGCTTCATTTAAAGCGCCAAAGCCTGTAGCACCTGTGGCACTTTGTGACTTCAAATCAGCTAACGTCTCTGTTACTAATTTAGCTATGATTGTTTGTTGTGTGCGCCTCTGACTAGAAGACTCTGAATATGGATTAAGTGACGCTAGATCACCCCCTAAACCACGTGTTGTCCAATCACTGTTATCTATAATTTCATTAAGAAGACCTAAACCGTCTGTAAATGAAGCCTTCAAAGTTCTCCGCTTATCAGCTACTTGTTTCTGTGCTTTAAGAGCTTGAGGTGTGTTTATGTTAGTAGCCACCGTCATGCCGTTTGAAGTTGTAGTGCTTCCAGTAGGTGGTGTACTCTGTCCAGATTGAGAACCCTGTGTGGCGGCCCCCTTACTGTTAAGTGGTCGAATTGGGCTTAACTGAGAAGTAGTGACATTAACAACATTCCCTTCTTTGTCAGCATACACTTTGTTTTGTGCTAAGAATGTTCTAAAATCTTCAGCTTGAGCAATTTGATCTTCTGGAACTTCTTCACCCTTAGCTAAACGTCGGCGTATAGACCCTACAAACATAATCATACGCTCTGGGCCTGTACCTGCACCTTGGGCGTTGTCGGTGTTGAGGTCGAAGTCATGTTTCTCCTTAGCCATCGCTCTATCCTCTGCCTCATTCTTAACCTTTTGAGCTTGTTCCATAGCCTTCTGAGATTGCTCTGGAAACTTAGCCGCTAGCAATTCTGAAAAAGCCATGTAGAATTCAGGAGAAGTACTGTTACCCACTTGTGTAGCTGCCTGAGAAAAGATAGCCTTTACCTCTTGTTGCTCAATCATACGGGGGTCAGAAGCGCCTGTAGCACCTCCAAACATAGCATCACCACCGATGTCAGCCATGCCAGCACCAGCTTGAACAATACCCCCGTACTTACCATAACCACTGCCTAGAGCTTGGTTTGATTGGCCACGTTGTTGCATGATAGTGCCTAACATATCCTGCTCGTTACTTGAAAATAATCCTGCCATAATAACTCCTTAGTTTACCAACTATCCCACCATTTAGAAACAGCACTCCAAGCATCCTCAATGATGTTAGTAGCTTCGCCTGTAGCGTCTGCTAAAGACCCCCAGCCGCCTCCATCTATACCACCGCCTCCACCGAAGTCAATACCGGGGACACCGCTAAAGCCGTTGCTGTCTGAAGTAACATAATCCCAAGCTGACTTAACACCAGATGACAAAGCACCATAAGCTCCTTTAAAAACTGTACCTGCCGCATCAACCAAGTCATTACCTACACGGGTAACACCTTGTTGAATCATACCTTGGACAGTGTTAGCATCTCCTCCACTAATTGCACCTTTGTTAGCCAATGCACCCAGAGCCGCTGTATACTGTTTACCACGTAGCGCAGCACCAGCACTTTCAGCAGTTAACCTCTCTTGCAGACCCGCACCAGCTAAGTCACCAAACATCTTACCACGAGTAGCAGCAACATTAGCCTCTTGTGAACCTAAAGTACCTGAAGCGGCTAACTGTTGCAACTGCGCCGCGCCGGGGGCTAATGCTTGACCCTGCAACTGACCAGCCTGAGCAATCTGTTGACCTTGCATCTGTGACGGCAACTGAGCCGCTGAACTACCAAGATTAAACAATGAACTAGCGTTAGCGACATCACCGGCACGAAGGGCTTGTTGTGCTTGAGCCATGCCGGTTGTGGCTTGACCTAAACCTAACGCACGAGCCTGCTGTTGACTTGCTAACTGCTCACCTTGACTAATACTGTTAAAGGCATCGGCTGACTGTTGTTCCTGTTGAGCCTTCGCCATTGCTAACTGTTCAGGTGTACCGCCATAAGCGGCAGTAGAGACACCTAAGCGACCCTGTGAGCGTAACCTATTCTCCAACTCCATCTGTTGACGTTGTTGTACAGGGTCACGCATAGCTTGCTGTTGATTAAACAACTGACTTGCCATATCGTTAGTAGACCCACCTAACATACCCGTCATACCCTGCGCTGCGGAGCCATATCCGGCCCTGAGAGCCGCTATATCCTCTTGACCCTGACCTACCCCTATTAAACCCTGTTGAGCCTGTCCGAAGGCTTGATTAGCCATCCTAGAGGTGTTAGGGATACCAGAGAAGTTATATAGGCTGCCTTGAGCGCCAGAAGCCATGTTAACATTAGATTGCTGTTGATCTGTTAATCTTTGATCGATAACACCCGGAGCTGTCTGCCTTGTTGAACCTAATGAGTTGGTTAACGCATAAGGCTTAAAGTTAATATCTTGGGTTACCGTCTTAGCTAGGTTGGTATAATCGTTAACACCTGAACTACCTAGAGCTTGGAGCCGCGCTATCGCGTCATTAACACCAGCACCAGCCGCCGCGCCTGTAACTCCACCAGTAAATAAACCACCTAACAAACTAGCGTAGTCACCAGTGTTGTAACTACCTGTTGAATTGATTGGTGATGGGTTATAACCTTGGAACCCACTATTTTGAGGCACACCTATTGCGGGGTTAAACATAGTAGGTTGAATTGGTTGTTGTGGTGCTTGTTGTTGCGCTGCTGAAGAACTTAAGTAATCCCTATAAGATGCATCCATTACCCCACCTTGAGTAGACCCGAACGTACCAAAGTAGGGGCTGTTATGTAATGCCATGCCATATGAAGCCATTGGATTATTTGCTTGAGTCTGGAATGCTGAATACTGAGGAGAATTATAATACCCTTGGTCAATAGGTGTTGCAGGTTGAAATGTACTTCTGTTACCATTTGCGGGGTTAAACATAGTAGCCATTAGTATGTGCCTCCGCTAATAGTTGCACCATCCACAGTCGGCAGTGTAACCGTGCCTGTGAATGTAGGGGAGGCTGAATTTGCCTTGCTATTGTTGGCTACTTGAATTGCACTAAATTCTACATCGAATTCCGTGCCCCTAACAATCTTACTCGCATTACCAGTAGGAAGTGTATCCTTAGCAGTAAAGTTTGTAGTCTTGGTATAATTACTCATACTGTTCTCCCGCCTTTTACGAAGATGTCTATTTGTTGTACCGAAAGAGGACTACCGTCAATGGTGGCCTCAATCCCTAATTGAAATACCCTTCCCGTCTTTGATAATGTTACATCCTTACGGTTAATAACAATACCGGGAGAAAACACAGCCACAGTGTACTCATCAATACCATATTGACCTGAGCTATTAGTGGGAAACGTAAAGACCCTAGAGCCGTAGTTAGAACCGTAGTCCACATCCCATTTGATTGTTATCGCTGTACCTCCACCACCTATAAACATAAAAGAAGAACTCTTTAACATTTTTAAGTTAGCTGGAGCGCCTGCATCAAGGTGAGTAGTATAGTAAGCCATTGTGTAAGAGTCTAAGTTGTCATTAAAACCACCATACTCACTAACACGTAACGAAGTACCTATAAACATCTTGTTGGTTCGGGTGGTGCAAAATGAACTGTAACCTTGTCCCGTCCATGTTGTTACTCTAAACGACCCATCCTCTAAAGCAGACCTAATATCAAAGCACCACACCTTTTGAAGTGATGGTATTGTTATTAAATAGAAAGCTTCTTTCTCGTAGTAAGCGCTCTTAACAATACCACTTTCCCCCGCTAACTCAGATAGCAGTTGGTCACGTACATTCCTAGATAAGTCACGCATTGGTGAACTCTTCTCTTGAATAACACGACCTAAGCTACGAACCCCTGTATCAGATAAGAACAATATATCTGTACCTATATCTTGAACAGAGTCGCGAGCAATACAACCCACACCGTCTATAATATCCACTAACTGCATTGTCTCAGGTTGTTGTGCGCCTGAGTAGATAATGATGGTCTTTTTACAGAAGATAACAAGGTTACCGTTGAAAGCGGCTAAATGAGTAATCTCATCTGTGCCGTTGGTAAATACATTCTCTAAATCAAGTGACCCGGCTGTTCCAGTGTTAAAGCTAGTACCAATTAAAGTATCACTCCAATAAACTGTTGTCTTACCTAAGTTGGTACGCGCCATCCACATACGCCCATATGCAGATAAGCCGACACCCGCTTGAGTAACACTAGGAGGCATTGCGCTAAAGCTACTTAAATCAACCCAACCAGTCCCGCCTACGATGTCGTTAACTATTGGCATATGCCCTTCGTGAAAGAAGTAAGCATCACCGTTAAAGCTCATAGGTTGCCAGTTAGCATCAGCAGGAGGAGCGCCGTCAGTATAAGCAGTCGTTGTAGTCCCGGCTGCATCCATGTTATAGAATCGATCACCACCGGCGAAGAATATCTCTGTTGAGCCGTCCTTGTTAACATGCTCGTGAATACAATATACAATGTCGTTAGCATCGACATCAGATAACGTGGTGTAACCTTTGCGAGCGCCAACCCTGCCGTAAGAGTCAATAACAGCATTGTTAGCCACTAGCGCGAAGTTCTGTTGTACGTTAACTGAAGCCTCTTGGGTGTTTAAACCGAAGAAGCCCGGAGCAACGATTGAAACTGGGGTTAGTGGTGATGCAGCCATTAGACTACATACCAGATAGTTTCAGTAGGGAACCGACCAGCTTCAATGGCAATCTCGTCCGCCATCGCGCTCTTGTATAACATGTATTGGTCATTACTTAAACGTCCGCCATCTTCACCGCGTTCGCTAATAGCTCTTGCCAATGCGCCTTGAACAATAGGCTCTGAAGGAATAGACAACACATCGGTGTTAACTACTAGATCATCTTGAGGTATAACAACGTTGAATCGAATACTGTAGACAGCATCAGGAACAGGGTACAGATCAACTGCACTGTCTAAGTTAGCATCTACACCATTAAAGCTATAGAAGGTTGGGTTACCACCTTGAGCGGGGGTGATGAGAAACCGCTGATTCATCCATGTAGCGCTACGGGCTTGCATCATAAAATCAGAAGTCTCATTTCCTACATCAGTAAGGCGGAAGCGAGTACCACTACCTACTAAAGTGTAATGAAAGGTGTCAGCAATAGTTGTAAGGGTTAGAGTAGTGCGTAATGCATTCCAATTCCAAGCCGCTTCGACCTCTTTCTTTGTGCTGTTAACATACTCACCAATTAGCTTTGAGTAGTCTGTTTCGTCAACGTCAGTGACCTCAGTCTCTCGCAGTCTACGAAGAACAGAGTTGATAAGTTGTAAATATGTCATGTTATTCCTTAACCTTATAAGTATGGTGCGCTGTTTTCTTTATACAAGTCAAAAGAGGCAATAACAGAAGGCTCTGAACCGGCTTCTGAGTTAAAGTGTAAAGAGTCTCCTGCTTGCATAATCAAACTATCTGTGTATTGGATATAACTATTAGGCGCTACGATAGCTTCAGTAACAATATATACCTTACGTGTAATATCGTGAGCGTGTTGCCAATAGATTGTAAAGTGCTTGTTGTTTCCGGTAGCATTACTAATAAACAAAGTGCTTACGTTTGCTTTATAACCAGCAGGGACAGTTAAGATGGTTGTAAGAGTTGCCGCTACAGGGTTAAGTCCAATTGAGTGTTTCATTACATTGTCGCTCCATTGTCCATACCACCACCATCTACACCACCGCCACCACCTATACCGCCACCCATCATACCCCCTTGTGGACTGGGATTACTGAGTAGGCTCTGTATAAATGAATTAAAGTCTTGCATACTAGCTCCTTACTTCTTTGTTGGCTTTGGTTTCTTGTTCTTCGTCTTACGCATGTTGCGTACTGGTAAATCTCGCATTAGAATTGTCCTTTAGTGTATATTGCCCAAGCTAACCCTACAACAGCAAACAAACCAGTTGATACCAGTAAGACAGCCATAACAATGTTAACTACATCTTGTATCTTGCGTTTAAACTTTAACTTCTTAGCTCTCTCTTGCGCTGCATCTCTTTCTCTACTCCTGCGTGCCTCTACTTGGAACTGTAACCACTCATCCCACATGCCGCCTCTACCTGAGTAGATCATCATCTCTTTAAGCTCTTCTTCTTGTTGCTTCAGGGCTTCCAATGCAAAGAACTCTTCTAGTTCGTTACCACTACCCTTTTTGTTTAACTCTTTTTGTATCTTAGCTTTACTGTTAAAATAATCTAACACCTGTGAACTTGCCTCTATGAAAGCACCCCCATTGTTAATAGTTTCCTTAATAACAGCAAAAGCGCTATTAGCTAGCATTAACTCTGCTATCATAAAGTATTTCTCCACTCTAAGAAATGATCTTTATCTATGTTTATATAGTTTACTCCGGGGCTTTTAATACCATGTAGCTCACAGTACTTTGCTTTTAATTTACGAGTAACTCCACTAGTTTTTCCCATGTTTACTGCCGCTAAACTTTTACCTTCTATATCTTTCATTGAGTGCTTTTCTTTTGCAGCAGCCTTTCCACCTAACTTAGCTATTAGAGCTAGTTGCCCACTATCCCTCATAAACTCGCCTAGTTTTTTACCTCTAGCTTTTCCACCTATTACACAGCCAATTTTCTGTACTCTTTGAATATGCCCAGAGACTGTATTACGTGCTCCCTGAACTGCTCCCATCTCTCTCATTCTTCCTAAAACAACTGAAGCCAAACCACCGAGCCTTGCGTATTTAATCCTGTCTTCTCTAGATATATCACAAAAAGCAGAGTCTTCAGTAGTTTCTCTTGCTCTATTGGCCCATTCTTTATTTTCTGTTAAGAAATAATCTAGGTTGCTTTCTTCTAATGTATTCAACCAGTGTTGGGCTGTCTCTTTAGAGCTGAACCAAGTACTCTCAATAATTTCAATATTCAATCTATTGTGACCACCATGTTTTTTACAATGCTGAACCCAATATTTTCCAGACCCGCAATAGCTGCGTTTGTACAGGTTTATAGACTGCCCAACATACTGAAGCCCACTAGTTTTATTGCGCATAACGTAATACCAGCGCGGTGTCCAGTTGGCTATGGCGAGTTCAGCAATCATTACTTTATCCTATATTCACTAATCATAAAAGAGAAAGCTGTAACAATACCTGCAATCCATAACAAAGGTTTAGCCATTGACGCTAACCACCCTAAGACAATGAAGGCTCCTTGGGCTGCATTAAAAGCCGCAACTACCTGTTCACTATCTTCGGACAGTTTATCTACTTTAGCTTCCACCTCTATTAGGCGCTCATATATCTCAACATGTGTTACTTCATTGTTCATTTTCTTCTTATGTTAATTTACCAAGGCTTGCCGGAGGCCGCCACAGGGTTCTTTTGAGCTTCAATCTGAGTCGCCACCGCTGCTTCAGTAGCCGCAACAGTTTCTTCACCCATCGCTGATTTAACCCAGCCAATTGCTTGCTCTTCGGTGATGTCTTCGTAAGCTGTTGTTACAACACCCTCTAGTCCGATAGCACCGTATGTGTTACCACTAAACTCACCGTCAACGCCAGAGCAAGTCCAGTGTGCGGTAGTTACAAAGCCGTCAGATGTGCGGCGCTCAAGTTGTGCAATATTCCATGTAGTCATTTTAGTTTCCTTCAAGTGCTGTGATACGGGCGGTTAGTGCATCAATCTTTGTTAATGCTTCTTGTAATGCAGCGGTCAACAAAGGTACAAGTTTGCTTTGATCAATGCCTTGGTAGTTAGGCACTTCACGTTCACCCATTACGGCTTCAGTGGCGATGTTTCCATCGTTATCAAGAACCGCTGGAGTAACTTCGTACTCCTCTGTACGCATAGCGTCTTTAGTGCCAGTAACACACTCTGGTACAACCTCTTGTGCCTCGTGAGCCAAGAAGCCATCTACTCGTGAGCCATCTACCTTCCATGCAAAGTTAACAGGCTTGAGGGCTTTGACACGTTCAGTAGCACCCGTCATGGGTTGCCAGTCTTCTTTTAGGCGGTAGTCGGAGGAGGTGTTGTAAGAGGTTGATGAGCCAGATGTGCTAATATTACCAACCAGCCCATTACTATTATTAAATGTAATCGCGTAGTGCGGCAAAGCAGTGTTAGAAAACCAGTTTGCGCCGGTTGTTGGGTACGTATAAGAAACATTAAGCCTGCCAGCACCGCCAGTCAGTCCAAGTTGGAAATTACCGCTGGAGTCGATACGGGCGCGTTCGTTTAAAGTGCCAGAAGCATTATCTGTGGTGCTGAGTATTAAACCGCCTCCTGCGTTGGAGGCGAATGCGTTTTCTTTGTAGCCTTGAATCGCCCCGTAGACCGACAAGGCAACCTCCCCAGTTCCCGAAATTCCAGAAAAAGTTATTTTGCCGCCAAGTTGTGTGGTGTAGGCATCGGTGCTTCTAACATCAAGCTGACCTGCCGTTGGTGGTGCTGATGAAGAATATGCTGTACTGCTTGTGCTTGTGGCTCCAGCAGGGTTCATTTTTGCGAAAGGCGAACTCGTTCCAATCCCTACGTTGCCTGCGCTGTCGATGCGCATCTTTTCTGCTAATACATCACCACCCCTAGTGGAAAACGCCATGTAACTATTTGAACCAGTAGTGGCGGTTTGGTTTAAAACTTCAATTTTCCCAAAAGCGCCGAGAACAGCAGACCCAAGTCCAAAGTTAATTGAAGGCCCTACTCCCGCACCAAAGCCACTACCAGAATTTGTTAGATTTAAGGCACAAAGAGAAGATGCGCCACTCACATCAGAGTGTAATTTAGCAGCAGGCAAACTCGTCCCAACCCCCAAATTCGTCCCATCAAACGTCAGCGCCGAACCGGAAGTGAGAACTTTAGAGCCGTTGAGGTAGGTGACTCCGTTGGCTGTGCCACCTGATAGGGTGGTTGCACCTGATGCCGACAGCGTGGTAAATGCACCTGTAGATGGTGTAGAAGCCCCTACGCTAGTTCCGTCTACAGCACCGCCGTTAATATCAACAGTTCCGCTAGTCAATGTGTTAATGGTAACAGCATTGATAGTACCACCCTCAACCTTGTCACCGCTAATAGCGTTGTCTGGAATTGTGACAATACCGCTTGCAGTAAGGTTTCCAGTAGTAATAGAAGAAGGGTTTGTACCTACTTCAACAACAACACCCCCGTTGTTCTCGGTAAAAAGTCTCTTGTCTGTAACGTTAACAGCCAACTCACCTTGAACCAAATCACCTGATGTAGGGACGGCGGAAGCTGTAATGCTGTTCTTAGTGATTATAGTATTTGCCATAAGATTTCCTTAGAATGTTCCACCGTTGATGGTGTCGGTTTCAGTTAAGTAGGTTGCGAGTGTTGCTTGTAAGTCAGAGTAGGTAGTCGCGGCATTAGAGGCTGATGTCGATGCCGCTGAAGCTGAACTGGCAGAAGCAGTGGCGCTGTTGGCGCTGTTGGTTGCTGAAGTAGAGGCATCGGAGGCACTAGAGGCAGCAGCGGTCGCACTGTTACCTGCATTGGTGTTAGAGGTTGCAGCGGCTGTCGCACTAGAGGATGCATTAGTAGCCTGTGTAGTTGCTGTAGAAGCCGATGTAGAGGCCGCTGAAGCTGATGTAGAGGCACTAGAGGCTGATGTAGAGGCCGCTGAAGCCGATGTAGATGCGTTAGTCTCAGAGGTTGCTGCATTAGTAGCTGACGTTGCACCCGCTGTAGCTGAACTAGCCGAGTTAGTCGCTGAAGTCGATGCTGCTGAAGCTGAACCAGCAGAAGCCGTAGCAGATGAAGCTGCATTAGTTTCTGACGTACCTGATGCTGTTTCAGATGAACTAGCTGCTGTAGCTGAGGTTGAAGCTCCTGACGCGCTTGTAGCTGCATTGGTAGCAGAGGTAGCGGCATTGGTTTCAGACGTAGCAGAGGCCGTCTCAGAGGCTCCTGCATTGGTTTCTGATGTAGCCGATGCTGTCGCTGATGCCGTTGCACTAGTGGCGCTGTTGGCGCTGTTGGTTGCCGCCGTCTCCGCTGCTGTAACATACCCAGAAACATCTGCTATACTGTCTACTAACGCTTGTACTTCATTTTTGTTAGTTAATGCTGAAGTCGCAGATGAACTCGCACTAGAAGCTGAGGTTGCTGCATTGGTTGCTGATACTGCTGCCTCTGATGCTTTAGTAGCGGCGTTAACTGCTGAAGCCGCTGCCGCTATCTGAGCCTCTGTTACTTGAGATACGGAGGCATCATTGATGGCATCCCCTGCACCCCCTACTCCACGATAATATGCCATATAATCTCCTTGTTTCTTTATTACCCTTAACAAGATAATAAAGAAAGGGGACTCCCTAAAGAATCCCCAATCAATTACTTAAGCAGCTAGTGCAAAAGAAATAGCGGCTTCGTCACGCAACTCTTTCACGCCGTAAAGCATGTCAGAAGTGAACAATGTACCCAAGTACTCTTGCTTGTACTGAGTCTGGCTACGCACGCCTTGTTGCTCAGCCAATACAAAGGCTTCTTTATGGAACATCAAACCAATACGGCTAGTAGTAGTCGTAGCGGTGTCA